CACCAGCGGATACAGCGGATCCTTTACGATCCAGTCCGGGGCTGTTTCGATCTCATTGCCTCCACGGCTCACGAAAACATCTTCCCCATCCCCACGAAATCTCAATTTCTTTTTAGTCAGAATCAGCATGCGTACGCCCTCCTAATAAAAAAGCCCGGCCCCTTTTCAGGACCGGGCTGTCAGCTTAAAATCAGATACCGTCAAAATACCCGACAGGCTGGAAGTAGTTGAACTTCACAGGACCCATCTGGGCTGCATACAGGGTCAGGTAAGCTGCCTGCAGCAGATCAGGCTGGGTCATGGCACGGGTATTCGGCACCGTAATGTCGAAATAGACCATATCCTCATCGTTTACATAGGCCAGAGCGCGGTCGGTTCCGCCTGCGCCCGCACCTTTACACCAGCGGCAAGGTTCGATGCTGACATCCACGCCCTGACGTTTTGCGATGTTGTTCTCCAGCAGATATTCCAGAATGGACTTATCCGCTGCCTGGCTTACTTTATGCAGACCAATGTAAGCATAGGCTTCGGGAGTAATCAGAATATGATTGGGCATGCCCTTCATGTCATATTCAGATGCGGTCCATCCAGCCACCAGCATATCGTTCACGTCCTGCAGAATTTCGTCCGGGGTCTTGGTGTTCCATGCGGTGGTACCACCCGCACCGGTCGCAACAGAAGTCACTGTCACATTCGGGTCATTCAGCAAGCCAGTAGTACCGTAATCGGTAAAGCCGGTGTATACGTTCATGTCCAGCGTCTTGTTGTAATTCAGGCGCACGCCCTTGTTCATCAGATCTTCCAGATTGCGGCCGATCTGTTTGGACTTCTGCATGTCAACAAATTTAACTTTCAGCACGTTCATCCAGGTCAGTACCGGGAACAGGTTTTTGTTCACATCTACCTGAATGATAGGAACCGCGTTAGTAGCAGAACCTACGATACCGTGCTGGTTTGCGCCGCTGGTCGCATAGCTGGTGTCGAAAGTGCTGGTGTATTCAACCCATCCGCCGCCAGTCTTGGCTACGATATCACGCTGCCAAGTAACAGAAGTCAACGGTTCGCGAATCTTCGGGTCAATCTTTTCCAACTCAGCAGTCAGAAACGCCATGCCGGATGCAATCGCAGCATCTGCCGCCTTGCCATAGCCGCCCTTCGGCTGATAAATTTTGCCGCCACCGTTCATCATGGCAAAATTGCCTGCCTGTGCCATAGAAGCATCAGGTAAACCTAAGAATCCACTCATTGCTCATACCTCCTCTTACGGATTAACCCGGGTCAGCACAGTGACCTCACAAATACGGTCCGCATCCATGGCACCTGTGGTCCATTTCACGTTCGGCAGCAGGACAGTGTTATTACCATCTGCAGCCGCTTCAAAACCGCCAACCACGCCGTTAGCAACGGACGCATTCGCAGCAATACGAACATAAACAGCACCGCCAGCGGTCGGGGTACCAACGTTGCACACTACAGTAACCGCACCGCGAGTCAGCGCATCAATCACCTGACCGGGCTGATATTCAACCTGATTCTGGTTCAAGAAATTGGTCGCATTTTTTACTACGCGAACCGCAATGCCGCCAAAATCAGCCGCAGTAAAGCCAGCACCTACCAGCTCATAGGTATTGTCAGAATTCAGCTTCAGACAAGCACCAAACGGCACTGTGGCAGAGCCTTTTAATTTGCGCGCCACGGTTACGTCATCCGGGGTGCGTGCATAGTTACCGGGGTAACCAAACCCCATGGAAATACCGATAGCCTTACCAGCCATTGTCAATCCCTCCCTTAATTTTTCCTGTAATGCGGATTATATTTTTCCGCAATTTTACGGCCATACTCCAGATCATCTTTTTCCGTTTTGGAATCAGTTGCCCGCCGAGTAGCCTTCTGAATCATTCCATAACCGGAATCCCTTACATTGCCACGAATCAGCTGTGCCAAAGCATCAGCCGCGCGTCTGCGCTGTGCTTTGTTAGGAATCGCTGCCACAACCGGACGCAGAGCCCGAATGGATTCGATTGCGGCATCCCGTACGGCACCGCCATCCTCCTCAACATCCTCAGACTCTTCCGCTTCCACCAGACCATCCGTAACTGCACTCTGGGATTTATTGATTTCTTCCGGATCCGCTTCCACAGAATCCTCATCCTCAACTTCTTCCCGTTCGGTCAGCTCTTCTTCCAGTGCATCCAGAGCATCGCCCTCTTCGTCAACATCAGCCTCAACTCCGGTTTCTTCCTCAACTTCTTCCGGAACTGTATCCTCGGCCGGCGGGTTCAGTTTCGCAGACAGATCTGCGAGTGTATCCTCGATACGTTTGAACCTGGCCTCGTTCGGATCTTCCGGTTCCACCGGCTTTTCATCCTTGCCTTCGCCGTTTACCAGCTTGGCAGCTTCCAGCGCCTCTTCCGGGTCAGCATCTTTTGCGAATGCCGCCCACATGCGCTGTAAAATATTGCCTTTAGCCATGTGCGTTTTTCTCCTTTCCATCGCATTGTCATGTATAGCCACGCCGTGGCCAGCCCGACCTTTATCCACAACGGCGACGTGGTTTCCGCGAATCTCCCGCTGTTCCAGCGTGTGGTCGCCTGTCGGTACCCATAAGCAGTTATAGCCGCAGGATATCTCCCTCTTGCCGTCTTGGATCGCCCGAACCAGCGCCCCGTCGTGGATAACTAAATCCGCAACCAGGCACCCATCATATTGCCCGGATCCCTTCCGGACGTCCCGCACAACGCCCTTGATATACTGGGAATAATTTTCCGCTGTCACGTCCTCATCAGGATGGTCCTCTGTGACCGGCTTCCCTTCAAAAGACGCGACCGCCGCACGGTCAAAAACCTCTTTTGCAGGTCGGTTCACCTTGAAAATTTCCTCCGGCCGTTCTTCCTGCCCAATCTCACGGCCCAGATAATCCTGCACGCCAACGCGTGCAATAGGTACATCCCTGCAAATTAAAAAGCCCTCTGGCGTGCGGCTTATGCTGTCAGAGATGCGGCTCCCATAATATGCGGTTTTCATGCTGCAGCAGCACCTCCTATCGCTTTAAACTGTGCCAGCGTCATCATCTGGATGCGCCCGCCATAATAGACCTTGTGCGGCCATTTGATATCGGTGAACAGGATCAGCGGCTCCGGATAGCACCGGCAGTTAAAAATATTCCCCGCATGATAATTCCCATACGTGTATTTTTCCCTTGCCAGCATCTCCGGACTCGGTGGGTCATTCCAGTTTATAAGAACCCCATCCATGATCCTGTGGCTGTCCCTGACGCGTCGATCTTCCTCGGTACGCCAGACATACCAGCCAATGCCTGCGGCTTCGCTACGGGCCTGTGTGAGCGCCGTAGAGGCCTTACTTGACTCCGTCCTTGCGATCAGCATCGCATGGGCTCTGGTCAGGTGCGGAGCTTTTGCCCACACATCCTCCAGAATCGCCTCCGGACGCAATCCGTCCATGGCCTCCTTCGCCACCATGTTCGTCACCTGCACCGCAATGTGCTGCGGCATTGTGACAATCAGCTCGGCATTGCGCGTCACGATATCCGTGACCACATCCCCAATAGTCGTCTGTGACAATTCAGTCTGCAAAGCGCGCCACACCATCCTGCCCTTTGCCCCGGACCTTGCCGCTTCCCTCCATGTCCGATGACCATCAGAAAACACGTGCGTGGCCATTGACCTTGCCAATATCTCCGCCGCCTTCCTGAAAGTGGGACTGCGTGCGTACCTTCGGATAGCCGCAGCCAATAAAAAAGGGCTCTGAATCTGAGATATCTCAGTCCAGAGTCCTTCCATCAGTTTCACGATCGCCACACCATATCGTCGCTCCACTGCTCGTTTTAATTGCCATTGTGTGAATTTCATTTGTACATCTGCCCTATGGCCTCCAGCTTACCCTTCGCAGTTTCATACTTCTGCTTGTATTTGTTCCTGGTTCCTTCATCCAGATCCTTAACCTTCTGCGCCATATTCCAATTCTTTTCCGCAGACCGCAATCCGCTCTCATACTGTGCCTTAAGACTTTCCACAGCACGCTGTTTCTGTTCCACAGACGCATGACCGCCATGCTGCATGTTCAGCCAATAATCAAGGTCCTTCTGCACTTCACCCGCCATCGGGTGGCTTGCCTGCGGTTTAGGCGCAGTCTGTTCCGATTTGTCCGCTTTGTACTGGTCCATCACGGCATTCAGTCTCGCCAATCTCATTTTCTTTTCGATGTCCTGCAGGCTGTTATCTGCATTGATAGATGCCTTTATCTTCTCGGCCCGTTTCATAGCCCCTGCTTCACCACCTGCCTCCGCAGCCTTAGCCAAATTCAGGGCATACTTTTTATAAATCGAGTCCGCGTTTCCGATTCCTTTCGCAACTTCCCTAAACCTCGCAGCCGACTGCTGTGCATCGCCTCCCCCGGGTCCTTTTCCCGGAGAACTTACTGCTTTCGTGACGTTTTTCAAAGCCTGCACGCCACCACCACCGCCGCCAGACGTGAACTGCCCATTATCCGCCCGTTTGTGTTTGGACTCGTCCCATTCCGCATCACAGGCACGGATCCGCTCCAAGTTTATCTGTGTCTTATCCATGTGGTAAAACCTCCGTTTCTGCGCATAAAAAAACCGCCGGCTTTTAACCAGCGGTTACTCTTCAACTACCTCAAAGCACTTCGGGCTGTAGAGATATGCCCCATCTCCTTCGTCATCCTCCACCCCGATCATGCCATGCTCCTCACTCACGACTTCATACACCTTACCTTTTGTCAGGTCAGGCTCATTATCCACTATGCACTTGACTTTCAAGATTTCCTACCCCCTTTTTGATTTTTGTTGGTTGGAAACTTATAATCAACCTCTCCAATTTCCGGGTGCCAGAAATAATGAACCTCCCGATTCACGACCGAACCATCCGGGAATTTCACATCCACATTGCAACGAACCTTATGCCATGCATCAGGATCCTTCGGTTTGTACTTCTTGTTTAAATATCCCGCCTTGTGGACGTTGCCATCCCACGCCAGACTTTTCACTTCGGTCACTTTTGACCCGGCAGGAATATTGTGGTCATCCTCCCGCATCTTCGCACCGTCCGGCAGCGTAAAGTTTTTCCGTGGCCATGACTTGGGCGGCTCTGCAGCCTTCACCCGTTCCGCAATCATCTTATCGTGTTCGGGGGCTTCCGTCAATGCCTTTTTGAGGGCCTCGCCCATGGACCCCATGCCTCCTCCAGAACCAAATTGTCCGTTTTTCTTCCGGTGGTGTTTCGATTCGTCCCAACCCTTTTCGTCTAAGACGTCGAAATACCCCGAATCACGCCCAGATTTAGCCTGTGGCGCGTTTTCTTCTTCGCCCTGACCGTTTCCATTAGCCGCTCCCTCGGTCTGCTTCTGGGGAGATTTTGGTGCGTCGGAATTTCCACCCCCTCCCATTCCCGGAGGCATCCCCGGCATTCCGCCCATTTCCCCGGTATCCTCAATCTCCGCCGGTGCTTTTTCAATATCCTCATCCGTGATATTGGTCCATACTCCCGTGCGCTCGCTCTGCTGTTTCAATTCCTGCAGGCCTGTCCGCTTGGATATCATCCCGGCATTGAGAGCGGCCACCACATTGTCCGTTCCGGTCTTGGCCAGCTCCATCCGTTCCTTGTCGGTCGGCTCGCTGACAGGATTGAAGTCAAAATCAAGGTCATCCGGCACCGCCCCAAACATGCTCACCATGAAAGGCGGCAGCAGCTTATTCAGAATCGGCCGCAAAATACTCTCCTGCTTTTCCGCAATCATGTCATAGTAATTCTGCAGGTCACTTTCACCCGTGGCATTCAGCCCCGAAGGACTGCGCCCGAATAATTTTGTAACAGGAAT